AGGTGGGGGTGCTTTGCTCGCCTAGTCAGCGAGCCACCAGTTGGTGCAAATATTATAGTACGAATGTTCAACGGAGCTTTATGACTGACTCAAATGGAAGGCGCTCGGATTCCCGTAAAAAGGGATTCAAGCACATAGTAGTTACTCGGTTCAAGATCATCGCGGCGTTGTTTCTTTACATCGTCGTCGTGATCTCTATCGGTACCTACACTTTCCTGGGTCTTATCATTGAGTTCCTGAAAAACACTAGGACTGTAATATGACGAGTGGAAGCTGGACCGTCGGTTCTTCTAGCGTTAACACTTCCACACTTTACGCTCGTAAGGTGTGGGTTGGTGACAACGGAAAAACCGAAACTTGGAACGGAGGAATCCGTCTCAAGTGGAATCAGTACAGGATGAGCCATAGAAAGTTCACTTGTGAACCTATCTTTATGACTCATGGTCAAGGGCAGATCGGCGAGGCCGATACCCCTGACTTAGCCCGAACTAAATGCGGATGGACTGCCAACGATGATCTGCGCACGCTTGATAAGCTGGCGCAGAAAATCAGGGGGCATTCCTTCGACCTCGGCGTTAATTTAGCCGAATCGAAGAAAACCTACGCATCTATACTCGGGAACCTCCACTCACTTGGCAATGCTCTCATCGCCGTCAAACACGGGAATTTTTCCGTGGCTTGGCGGTATCTGGGAGTTCCCCGTAATTTCCAAAAGCGCTTACGCGCCAAGGACGTCTCGGGGAGGTGGCTGGAAATGCAGTATGGCTGGCTTCCGTTGGTGAGTCAGAGCTATGAGGCCGCTAAGGCCTTAGAAACTCTGCACAAGCCTAGGTCGCTGAGCTTTGCTGCTAAAGTCCAGAATGGGACAGCAGAGACTGAGATGTCTATATCTCCTTCATTCTATAGTTACAAGGTGCGGTGGTCGTACGGACGCAAGATTCTTGCTAACCTGTACGAGGATTTACCCATCGCGCGGTCGCTTGGAATGACTGATCCCCGACAAGTTGTCTGGGAGATAGTCCCTTACTCGTTCGTGATCGACTGGTTCCTTCCAGTTGGCACCTACCTTTCCGCCGCGGCAATCGTGCCAAAGCTTCGAGGTAGATTTCTAACAATAGAACGAGGAAGTGGGAAGCATACTCGGACGATAATAAATCCGAGTTTAAGCGCAACTTGGCATGATAGCAAGAAGCGCGAAGACTGGTTCTCCATCCGGAGGGCCCCGTCTTCTTCCCTTTCGCTGCCGGCGCCAACGTTTAACGCATTCCCTAAGGCTTTATCGCCCCGAAGGATCGTTAATGCGGTGTCGCTAATACATCAATTGATCCAAGAGAAACATTACCGAGCCATCCTAAAACTCTTTTAACGGAGTAAGTGATGGTGCTGTAGTGGCTTCGTGTCTTCTTCTTAAACCCGTAAATTGGAGTAAGTATCCATGCCTGCGAAAACCGATCGTATCAGTGTTGCACTGGCTCTGCTTGCCTTGAAAAAGGTGAGCGAAACCGTGTCGTCTACGTGCCTTGCTCTTGGAATGGATCCAGCAACCCTTAAAGGGGATGCCTCGGATCCAACCGAAGTTTGGAACGTGAACGACGCTTATCGCCTTGTCCCTAATAAGGTCAACGCGAACTGGGTGCTTCTGACACAACGGCTTAACCGTATGCATGGAGAAATCCTTGAGATACGGGGGCTGGTTGAGGTTATGAAGCAGTGTTCTTTTGATTTTTCATCTACAGAAGGATAGGCTCAGATATATGGCCGCAATGACGAATCTTCTCGTCAAAGACGATGGAACTCCAACAGAGTTCACCCTTGTCCCGGTAACGGACACACCCAACCCGCTTTAGCGGGCCGGTGTGGCAAACGTGCCGGTGGATGGTCAACCGAGATTGACGCTCTCGCAAGAGCGCGTCAAGTCCGGGGACTACAAGGTCACCGCGAAGCTCGAGGTCCCCGTGATGGAGACCCTGGGCGCCTCAGGTACTTCCGCAGGTTACGTGGCTCCCCCTTCCGTGGCTTACGTCATGGTTGGGATTGTCACGATGTTCGCTCCGGCGCGGTCGACGACCGCTGACCGTGCGAACCTAGTGCGGATGGTGATCGGTATTCTCCAAGGTGCATCCAGCACCACGAATACCGGTACGTTGGCGAACAACGCTGCTGCGGACGCATGGAAGAACTCCGTGTTGCCCGTGACTCAAGCGTTTATTAGCCTGATCTTGCCGAACTAGGTAAAAGTTTGGCATACCCTCTTTCACGCGTGACATAAGGAGTCACCATGATACGGTTTGAGGAAAGCCGAGGGACAGGGGAAACCCTGTCCCTCATCCGGGATCTCTCTCAAGAGTGCGCATCGTTAGGAGGGCCGCTGAGTCATGCGATTAACGCGTTGATTCAGGCTGGTTCCTACCGTGAGGCTGTCGAATTCAAACTCGACGGTTCGATCGTGGACGAAGATCAGACTCAAGACTACCTGTACGCCCGACAGATCAAGGCACTTGTTGAAAAACAAGAGTTCCTTGACTTAGGGTGGGACAGGAGAGCGGAGGCTGTGTCCAAGTTCAAAGATGCGGAAGAGAAATGCCGTGAGACGAACACTAGATTATGGACCTCGCATCCCAAGTGGGACGTTAGCGGTGTATTGTATACCGCTCAACGAATAATTGCGAGTATCCTTGGTCCGGTGCCTAGTTTTGCGGACTTGAAATTTCTTTTCGGGCCTGGAGCGTCGACTAACGTCGTCGGGCGTGTAGCAAGTTTCAGATCGAAGCTTGCAGCGCCAATGCAGTGTAGCGAATCTCTCGTCAGCAGTCTAGGGCTATTCCTTGAGGAATTCCCTCTATGGTGTGACGCTGTGGCCACTCAACACTCGGAAGAGAGTTGGGTGGTCCCGGTGGTCGTGCGGCCTGCTCGACTGGGGTTTGTACGAAAGACATCGAAGACGGATCGGACCATCTGTGTAGAGCCTTCCCTCAATGCCTTAGGGCAGAAAGGGATTGGGACCTACATGAAAAAGAGGCTCGGTTTGTTTGGTGTCAACCTCCGTGATCAGGGCGTGAACCGGCAGCTAGCACTAAAGGGCTCCATTGACGGCAGTCTCGCCACAGTGGATCTTTCAAGTGCTAGTGATACCGTAAGTTACGCTCTGGTTATGTCGCTCCTTCCTATCGGCTGGTTCAATTTATTGGACCAGTTCAGGTCGGAGAGCGTTGAGTACCAAGGTGTTGTTATCGACCTGGAGAAATTCAGTTCGATGGGCAACGCGTACACTTTTGAGCTCGAGAGCGTGATTTTTTACGCTTTAGCGCTAGCTGTGTGCGATTCCTTGGATCTTATAGGTACGCCGATCTTCGGCAACGGTTATCTCCTGATAAGAGATTGGCCGGTGTCGGTCTTCGGGGACGACATTATAGTTCCCGTTGACGCCGTCGGACTCCTTTACGAAACCCTAAACTGGTGCGGTTTTTCGGTTAACACCGAGAAATCGTTCAGCACGGGTAACTTCCGGGAGTCTTGCGGTGCAGATTGGCTATTCGGTTTTGACGTCCGACCTTGGTATCTCAAGAAGGAGATGTCCGAGAGGTCTCTTTTCATAGCCCACAACTTCTTCCTGCGGAAAGGCGAGCGATCCCTAGCAAGGATCTGTTTGTCTCGTACGAGGAAGGAGTTTCGTCTTTTTGGACCCGATGGGTACGGCGACGGCCACTTGGTCGGCGACTATACTTTAAGGGTTAAGCCTAAAGAGGCTAGACGGGGTTGGGAAGGAGGCTACTTCAGAAGTTGGAAAGGCGTTCCCGTTCGTATCGAAAAGGAACACCATACCGACATCCTTATCCCATACTATAGCGTTTATGCTCGTATGGGGGAGGACAGCGCGACGGATCCGTACATCGTACGGGGAACGAAGCGCTATAAGACGACGTCGATCTACACGGCTAAGAAGGGAATCTTCCTAACTTAGTAGTCCAGTAATGGACAAGGGGC